ACGCTTCGGCGGGTGTTCTAATAGTGAGCTCCTCGCCGAAGCCGGTCGGCGAGTATTCCGATCACGGCCCCGGTCCGAACGCCGTCGACCCCACCCAAACAGCTACCCTCAGACGTCGCTACAGCGAACGCTTACGCGGCGCGTGGGAGCCCCTCAAGACCGAGGTGAGAGCGGGCGTCCGCGACCGCGACGTGTTCGGTCTCGAAGCCGACGCGCTCGCCGAGGAGATCCCACCGTATCGATTCACGACGGACGACGCGAAGGTCGACGCGTTCATCCAGTGGCTTCGCCGACAAATCCAGAACGGCCCGCTCGAAGTGGTCTCGCGCGACGACAATTCGTTCATCCGGTCGGCCTACCGGCGCGGTCTCACCCACGCCGATCGCGAGCTGAACGACGCCGGGCTCTCCGTGACGGTGACGGGCGAGGGGATCAGCGCCCCCGAAGTGCTCGACCAGGGCGTTCACCGTTCGCAACTACAGCGCCTCTTTACGCGAAACTTCGAGAACCTCGAAGGGATCGGAGCGGATGTCGCCGACGCGATCCGCGAGGAGCTCACCGAAGGACTAGCCCGCGGCGAGAACCCGCGGAAGACGGCGGCGTTCATCAACGATCGGGTCGACGCCGTGGGGCGCTATCGGAGCACCGTGCTCGCGAGGACAGAAGTTGTCAACAGTTTTTCAGAAGCCTCGTTGAATCGATTCGAGCAGCACGGCGCGGACGGGGTGACCGTTCGTAGCGAGTGGCTCGCGACCGCCGACCGGAGAACCTGCCCGATTTGTGAGACGCTCGACGGGAACGTCTATACGATCGAGCAGGCACGTACGGCGACGTTCACCTACGAATCGGCCGACGACGAGCCGCCGTCACTCGGCGGGGAGTACCCGGTCCGTCCGCCGGCGCACCCCTCGTGCCGGTGCGCGCTTTCGCCGGTGGTGAGCTAACCATGACTGACACACTTCCCTACGACGTCCTTCGTTTCGAGCCGGATCGACGAGGCGGCACGGCCGTCCTCGCCGCTGCTGATCGCGACGAAGAAGTCTTCGTCGTCAACGGTGTGGCGATCGGCGAAGGCGATACGACCCGCGGCATGAGCGGGAAGCCGACCTACTACGGCGCCGATGTCCTCCGCGACGCGGTCGACCTGCTCGCCGGTGTTCCGATCGTGCGCGATCACCCCGGCGCGGAGAAGACGGACGAGGGAGTACGCGTGACGCCACAGCCGCCTGTCGAGTCGATTCTCGGCGAGGTTACGGACGCGAAGTACCGCGACGGCGTCGGCCTGCTGTGGCAGGGCGAACTCGACGACCCCGAGATCGCCCGGCAGGTCGAACGCGGCCGTGTGGCAGTCTCGCCGATTCTCGGTCGGGACCTCGATCAGTGGAGTAACGAAAAAGAGGCGTACATCGCGAGCGAGATCACCGGCTTTCGCGATCTCGGCGTCGTGGCGCGTGGCGCGAGTCCCGGCGCGTCGATCGAACCGGGCGGGACGCCGACACAGACAGCGGCCGCCATGAGCGCCGACGCGCTCGCCGCGGCGTTCGATCAGGATGTACAGTGCGGAGCCGATCCGGCGGAATCCGGCCACAACCCACACCAGAACAAGAGTACCATGAGCGACTCCGATCAGGAAGCGAAAGTAGCACAGCTCACCGAACAGCTCGAAGCCGAACGCGAGCAGCGCGAGAACCTCGCCGACGAGAACACCGAAATGAAAGCGGTGTTCGCTGACGCGCTCGCCGAGCAATCTCCCTTCGACGCCGAAACGATCGCCGAGCGGTTCACCTACGACGAGATCCGTGAGAACTTCGACGGCGACCCCGCCGAAGCGCTCACCGTCGAACCCGTCTCCGGCAGTTCAGGCGGGGGTTTGGATCCCGACACCGGCGTCGACGCCCTCTCACGCGACGAGGAAGAGGAGCTCGAAGTCCTACAGGAACGGAAGCGGTTGATGCGAAACCGCGGGCTCGATAGCGTCGTCGAACAGATTGACGGCGAGATTGAGGCCCTCGTCGGCACTGAGGGAGGTGAGGCATAATGGCGGAAGTCGACCCCGGCGAGCAGAAATACGCCGACGGCGACAGCGTCCCCCACACGCTCGGTAGTGACACCGCGGTCGCCGGTGACGCCATGGTGATCTCGGCATCGAGCGGCGACCTGATCCTCACCGACGGCAGCAATGGCTTTGGCGGCGTGCTCGGCACCGAGACCGCCGCTGGCAGCCAGGACTCGTCGGTCGCGAGCGGCGACGACGCCGTTCTCCAGCTCCAGGGCGTCGTCCGCGTGAACGTTGCGAGCGGCGTCTCGGCCGGCAACAAACTAGTCCCGTCGTCGACGACGAGCGGCCAGCTCGAAACGATCGATTCGGATGGGGACGGAACGGCCGACCCCGCGGAAGCGGGCGACATCATGGCGCTCACCGACGCTGACGCGAACGGCTACGCCCTCGCGAGACTCCCCTAACACCTTCAGGTATCTAACATGACAATGAAAACCTCCGACGTCGTGACCGACGACACGGTCATGGCAATGGTTCAGCAAGAGACCGAAGCAACGTACGGCGCGCGCCAGGCGTTCCGATCCCACGACGGGCAGAACGCCGGTCCCGACTTCACCTTCCCGACGACCGAAGAGGACTTCGACGGCGCGATGACCGAGATCCCACAAGGGTCGGAGTACCCCCGCTTCGAGAAAGAGTACGGCGACGTCCGCGCGGTCTATACGCGCTACGGCTTCGAGTTCGCGATTCACGACGACGCGATCGACGACGCCGTGATCGACGTCCGGCTCGACCAAATGCAGGACGCGATCCGCGAGGAGACGCGCCGACTCGACGCGATCGCCTACGGCGTGCTCTCGGCGAACACGAACGACTCGATCACCAACCCCGCCAACGTGGACGACCGCTTGAGCTTCGAGGACGTAGTCGACTCGCGCGCCGCGATGAAGGACGCCGAGTTCGACCCCGACCTGCTGCTCGTTGAGCCGCTCGGCGCGGCGGACATCCTGAAAGACGACGTGTTCAAGCTTCGCGACACCCCCGTCGGCGACCGGGCGATCACGGACGGGTTTATCGGCGCGGTCGCCGGACTCGACATCTTCGAGATGACCGCCGGCAACCTCGGGGCGCACAATGGGATCATGGTCGACACCTCGAAGTACGGCTACGAGTCGACCAAGGACAACAGCGGCGTCGACTCGTATCGCGAAGAGCCGCGCGATCAGATGGTATGGAAGATCAGCGATCGCCTCGACTGGGTGTCGACGAACTCCGACGCCGCCCTGCTGATCGAAGGCTAAACCAATGGCCTACGACTCGGGGGTTACCGTCGCGGACGTCCGCCAGGAACTCGGCACGTTCGACGACACGGCCGTCCCCGACCCGGTGATCGCCCAGCAGATCGAGCACGCCGAGGTCCGTGTCGACGCTCGTGCATCACCGAGCGCGAGCGACGCACAGAAGATCATGGCCGTCACGGTGATCGCCGCCCACCGGACCCTCGCGAACAACGAGAACGCCTTCGTGAAAGTCGTTGAGCAAGGGAGCGCGGGTCTGAACTTCGATGTCGAGACCAAAGCCGACGAGCTCGCCGAGCGCGCGAGCACGGCGCTCACACTCGTCACCCGCGACACCGCGCGATACGTCCGAACGGCCTCGTCCGACACGGACGACGTCGAAGGCGCGGAGGAAGCACGGTGACCTAGCATGAATCAGACCTTCGACGATGAACCACGCTACGTGCCGATTCTCGTCCGCGAAGAGCACCGAGACGAAGCCGAACGGATCATCCGGTGGCTCGAAGCCGAAGACGACGAGTACGACGCGGCGGAGGCTTTCTACCGATGAACAGACGTCGCCGTAAGGGGCGTGCTGGTTTCGGCTGTGACGCCCACAGCGACAGCCACCGGGACCGGCACGCGCGAACTGTCGCGGAAACGGGGATGCTTCCCGCCGCGACGACCAAGCGCGTGACCACCCACCGGCCTCGTCGTGACGTCGCGACCGGAGTTAGCGCGCCCCCGGCGGCCGGCAGTCGCCCCGTTCGCGGTGATGAGGCGGGTCACGGCTGCCGGTTCGATCTGTTCGTCGTCGATGTTCGGCTTCGTCATCCCCCCTACCGCGGTGGGGGCTCGCCCGGTCGGTCACGGGCGACGTGCTTGCGGCAGCAGTACCGCTCTCGAATAATCGCGCGACCCGTGCCCGAGGGGACATATCGGGCGTCCACAGTATTGAATAGAGGTGTCTACGAATCAGGAACGTCAGCATCTTCGGGGACGATCGCAGATAAAGACTCTTGGGGAATATATCCCATCTGTTC